GATTTCTGGTCCAGGTAATGCTACAGTTGCTGCAAGTTTGATTTCTTTAGTCGAAACTCGCAAAGATTGCTTATTGTTCTTGTCACCAACAAAATCATCAGTTGTTAACAACGCTGGTTTAGAGGCATCAGGAGTTCTATCATTCCGTTCAGGCTTGACAAGCACTTCATATGCTGTTCTCGATTGTGGTTACAAATATCAATACGATAAGTACAACGATGTTTACCGTTGGGTACCATTGAACGGTGATATCGCAGGTACTTGTGCTCGTACAGACCTTGAGCGTGACCCATGGTACTCACCAGGCGGTCTAAATCGTGGCGTAATTAAGAACGTTATTAAACTCGCATGGAATCCAACTAAGACTGAGCGTGATGACTTGTATGTTCAAGGTATCAATCCAGTTGTTACATTCCAAGGTGAAGGTACAATCCTGTTTGGTGACAAGACTATGTTGAGTCGTCCATCAGTATTCGACCGCATCAACGTTCGCCGTTTGTTTATCGTACTAGAGAAAACAATTGCTCGTGCTGCTCGTTCAACAATGTTTGAATTCAACGACCAGTTTACTCGTGCTCAATTCGTTAATTTGGTAGAACCATTCTTGCGTGATGTGCAAGGACGCCGTGGTATTACTGATTACCGTGTTGTTTGTGATACAACAAATAATACTCCAACTGTAATTGACCGCAATGAATTTGTTGGTGATATCTACATCAAACCAGCTCGTTCAGTCAACTTCATTCAACTTAACTTTGTGGCAGTACGCACAGGTGTAAGTTTTGATGAAATTGTCGGCCGATTCTAATAAATAAGAGAGACAGGAGAAAAAAATGGCATTTAATGTAAATCAATTCCGCTCTCAGATGACAGGAGACGGCGCTCGCCCAAATTTATTTGAGGTAAGTATGCCGTTCCCTGGTTTCTCTAATCCAGCTAATGCACAACAAAAGATGACTTTTATGTGTAAGACTGCACAACTACCAGGTTCTACTATTGGTGTTGTGCCAGTTCAATACTTTGGTCGTGAACTAAAGTTTGCTGGTAACAGAACATTCGCAGATTGGACAGTTACTATTATCAACGATGAAGATTTCGTTATTCGTAACGCTTTCGAACGTTGGTTGAATGGTATCAATAGTCATGGTCTAAACGTTCGCAATCCTTTAGCACAAACACCAGGTAGCTACACAGTTGATTCTGAAGTTACTCAGTATGGCAAGAATGGCGATCCGTTGAAAACTTATAAATTTTTGGGTGTATTCCCAACAGATGTTTCTCCAATTGATGTTGATTGGGGTTCAAATGATACGATTGAAGAATTTACCGTAACTCTTTCCTACCAGTGGTGGGAAGCAGTTGATACTGGTGTGGCTTAAATAGTAGGGGCTTCGGCCCTTACTTTTTACTGATATAGGATGAATGATTAATGGCGGTAAAACTCTTTGGCTTTACGCTCGGGAAAAAAGATATTGTTCAGGTCGAAAGGCCTGAGCAAGCTTCTTTTGCGCTCCCAACCGAAACAAATGATGATGGTGCAGTTACCATCACGCAAAATGCCCACTACGGCACATATGTAGACTTAGAAGGTTCTGTTCGCAACGAACTAGAACTAATCACCCGTTACCGTGAAATGTCAAATCACCCAGAGTGTGATATGGCTATTGATGAGATTGTCAATGAGGCAATTACTCACGCAACAGATGGTACGGTTATGGATATCAATTTAGATAACCTTAAACAACCAGAATCAATCAAGAAAAAGATTATAGAAGAATTCGAAAACATCCAAAAGATGATGAATTTTTCAAATTTAGCTGATGATTTGTTTAAGCGTTGGTATATTGATGGCAGAATTTATTACCATGTTGTTGTTAACAATGACAACCCTAAAGATGGTATACAAGAATTAAGATATATCGACCCACGCAAGATTCGTAAAGTGCGTGAGATTATCAAAGATAGAGACCCAAGAACTGGTGCTCAAGTTATCAAATCTATAGCTGAGTACTATGTGTATAATGACCGTGGTACAACAACACAGACATTCTCATCAGCGGTTAACCAAGGTCTACGCATTGCACCTGAATCGGTAATTAATGTCAATTCTGGTTTGATGGATGCAAAGAACACCTTTGTTATCTCTTATCTGCACAAAGCAATCAAGCCACTCAATCAATTGAGAATGATTGAAGATGCGGTTGTTATTTACCGTTTATCAAGAGCACCAGAACGCCGTATATTTTATATTGATGTAGGTAACTTACCAAAAGGTAAAGCCGAACAATATATGCGTTCGATTATGACTCAGTATCGTAACAAGTTGGTTTATGATGCTAATACTGGTGAGATCCGTGATGAGCGCAAACACCTTTCAATGTTGGAAGATTTCTGGTTGCCTCGCCGTGAAGGTGGTAAAGGCACAGAGATTACTACACTACCACCAGGCCAAAACTTAGGCCAGATGGAAGATGTGTTGTATTTCCAAAAGAAACTATTGAATTCGTTGAATGTGCCAATCTCACGCCTTGACCCACAAGGTGGTGGCATTATGGGTATTGGTAGAACAACAGAAGTTACCCGTGATGAAGTTAAGTTTAGTAAGTTCATTGCTAGACTTCGCAATAAATTCTCTCGCATTTTTGATGATGCTCTTCGTATTCAATTATCTCTTAAAGGTATTTGTACTGTTGAAGAATGGGAAGAATTTAAAGAATCCATTTATTACGACTTTAAGAAGGATAATAATTTTGCCGAAATGCGTGATGCAGAAATCTTGCGTGAGCGTATTTCAACAGCAAATCAAATTGACCCATATGTTGGCCGTTATTATTCATCGGCATGGGTTAAGAAAAATGTTCTTCATATGACTGAAGAAGAAATTGAAGAAATGCAAAAAGAGATTGAAGAAGAAGGCGACCTTGCTAGTCCAGTTTTAGGTGGACAAGCTGGGCAAGACCAAGGTGCTGCACCAGAACCAATAGATAATACTTCTGAAAGTAATGGTACAGAATCATTAACACCGCAACTTGATGATGCGGTAAATAAGTATGCTTTCAACAAAACTAAATAAGGTATAATGGAGAAATTATGACAACAGCAACATTTATTGACCAATTAGCGGCAGGACAAGCTGCTGATGCCAAAGAAACTTTATCTAACTTGTTATCTGCTCGTGCTTTTGAGGCACTAGATGCTCGTAAACAAGAACTTGGTGCAACACTATTTGGCGGCCAAAAACAAGAAGAACAAGAAACAGAAGCTGAATGAAATCCTTTCAAGACTTTAAAACCGTTCTAACAGAAGAAGAGAAATCAGACTACACAAAGTTTGATTCTCTTGTCCGTGCTGGTCTTGCCAATAAGGCACAGATCCAGCGTTTGCATAAAATATTGGATAAAATGGGTGAAGAACGTCCACAATTCAGTAATGCAGACCGAATGATTATTCAAAACCTGTTTACTAAAATGGTAGATTTGATTACCAATAATAAACAGATTTATGGTCAGGCTCGCCGTGCGGTTAGAGAAGAATTGGAAGAAGGCATTGTTGATACAGTAGATTATAAGTTAGGATCTTCTGGCCAGAAAGTTAGGTCACACAGAGTCAAGGTTGGAGATACAGCACCACAAGTTGGTGATGATCCTGAAGCAGATGATGATGATTATAAGAAACTAAAGAAAGAAGAAGTTACTTACCTAGAAGAAGGTGTTGACCCTCCTTTTGTTTTGATATTGAAACGCAAAGCTGTTCGATTCTATCCAGAAGGCATTAAGAATGTCTTGTATTACAACGAAAGATTGAATCGATATTTTTCCGTTCCCTATTCAGCTGGCACACCGATGAATAACCCTGTGCAGGCAGAAGAAACTATTATTGAACATAAAGACGGAACTATTAGTAAATTGGATGAAAAAACAGCTCTTGCAATTGATGCTGTTTATGAAAATTTAAATGAGGATAACCAAATTAAATTTTCAAATCTATTAAAAGAGTCTAAAGAAGGTTTAGATAAAGTTTTAGAATTTGTAGCTAAACAATCAAAATGACCCTAATAGATTTAATTGCACAGAATAGATTGGCCGAAGCGAAAGAAATTATTTTCAATCGTTTGGATGAAATTGCTGCTGAGTATTTGGAAGAAGAAAAGGCGTATGTGGCATCGAATACATATACCGAAGTTTATGAAGATGAACAATTAGATGAGGCTACTCCGAATGTGGTTAAGATGGGTCGTATTAAAAAGATTCGTCGCCGTATTCGTAGAAATAAAAAAGGGCAAATAGTTGTTCAAAAAAATATTAGAAAATCAGCAGTAAAAGGATATAGAGTTTCAGGTAATCGAGTTGTTAGAATACCTGCGATACAAAGAATTAATAAAGCAAGAAAATTAAAAAGGTACTGGAAGACAAAAGGTAAAGCTACATTGCGTAGAACATTACTGAAAAGAAAAATGTCTTTAAGACGCCGCACTTCCATGGGAATAAAATAAAATGCCAATAGAAATTACGAATTCATTAAGAAGTTCATCACTCGTTCGTGTTGAAGGTGTTGGTACATATTACGCTAATCTTATTTCTTTAGCCGCTGACAGTAATGAAGTTGTTAGTTCTGCCAGCATCAAGAGAATCAATTGGTCAACAAACGGCAATATTCAGATTGTCCGTAATGGTAATAATATTGCAACATTACACAATGCTGGTGAAATTAGATTAGATGAGTGGGGCAAATCACTCGCAAACAATAACACATCTAATGTGGTTATTACAATTGTAACTGGTGGAACAGTATTCTTAGAAATATCTAAGGCTGCTACTTACACAACACCACTAACGGGAATGTAATATGAAACTTATTAGAGAAAATGTCGAAGAAGTTCAGTACATTACTGAAGCTTCAGAAAACGGAAAAAAGAGTCTGTATATTACAGGTCCGTTTTTGGTATATGACAAACCAAATAAAAACAATCGTATGTACACCAAAGATACCTTGGCTAAAGAGGTTGGTCGTTACAACGAAGAGTTTGTTAAAACTAATCGTGCTTTAGGTGAATTAGGACATCCTGATACACCTTCTATTAACTTAGAAAGGGTCTCTCATAAGATTGTCTCTTTAGAAGATAATGGTGAATCATTTATTGGTAAAGCAATGATTCTCGAAACACCATATGGTCAGATTGTTAAAAACTTTATTGACTCAGGTGTTAATCTTGGTGTATCTTCTCGTGGCATGGGTTCACTTGTGCAAACTAAAGAAGGATACAATTTGGTTCAAGATGATTTCCGTTTAGCAACCGCAGCTGACATTGTTGCCGATCCATCGGCACCAGGTGCTTTTGTTAATGGTATCATGGAGAATAAAGAATGGTTATTTGTTGAAGGTCGCTTCGTAGAGATGGACATTGATTCAGCAAAAAGACAGATTAGAAAAGCATCACGAAAAGAAATAGAACAGGTTGCCCTTAATTTGTTCGAAAATTTTATCCGAAAACTTTAATTTTATAAATAGAAAATCATAAGGAGATTCCTAATGGCATCAAACAAACTTTTTGAGGCAGCCGCAGAAATTCTTGCATCAAGCAAGAGCTCAGCACCAGCTATGCCTTCACAGAAATTAGACGGCGAAGTTGTCGATTTGGGTGGCCCAACACCACAGAATTACAAAAATGACGATAACTCAGCTAAAATTGACACAACAAAAGCTGCTAAGTCAGCTACTGCTCCAACAACAAAGCCTTCAGACGCTTCACCAGACAAGCAAGAAATGCTTGGTAAAGGTCAATCAACAATGAAGGAAGAAGAGCAAGTAGAAGGTGAAGTTGTTACCGAAACAAAACTATCAGTTAAAGAAGATATTGATGCTTTGTTTGCGGATGATTCAACTATCTCCGAAGAATTCAAATCTAAAGTTTCTACAATTTTCGAAGCACGAGTTCAAGACCGTATTTCTCAAATTGAAGAAGAAACAGAGTCACGTTATGCTGGTATGCTCGAAGAAGCTGTCGAGTCAATCAAGCAAGACCTTACCGAGAAAGTAGATGATTACCTATCATACATTGTTGAGCAATGGATGGAAGAGAACCAAATCGCTATCGAATCTGGTCTACGTGCTGAAATGACCGAAGATTTTATCGCCGGTCTACGCAACCTATTCGCAGAGAACTACATTGATGTTCCTGCTGAAAAAGTCGACCTCGTTGAAGAACTTGCTTCTAAAGTTGAAGAACTCGAAAGCAAACTTGACGAAGAAATCGAACGTGGTGTTAGCTATGCTAAGGCATTGGTTGAATCACGCAAGTCAGAAATCACCCGTGAAGTATGTGAAGGTCTTACAGCTACTCAAGTTGAAAAAATTAAAGCACTCGCAGAGAGTGTTGATTTCTCCACAGAGGAAGAATATCAAGAGAAACTTGAAACTATCCGTGAGAACTACTTTCCATCTGGCGTAAAGAAAGCCAGCGAAAGCCAACTTCAGGAAGAAGTAACTGATGGTTCAGAAAAGCAAATCGTTTCACACGATCCGCTAGTAGCCGCAGTTGCAAACGCAATTTCCAAAACTAAACTATAATATCCAAGGAGATATCTAATGTATTTGTCAGAACAATTACAAACTAAATGGGCTGGTGTTCTGGATCACCCAGATATGCCATCTATCAAAGATCCATACCGTAAAGCGGTTACTGCTGTTGTGCTTGAGAATCAAGCTCAAGAAATGCAAAAAGCTGCTGGCATTCTTAACGAGACAGGTTCACCAACAAACTTTGCTGGTACAGGCGGTTTCGGTGGCGGCGCAGCTGCTGCAGGTCCTGTTGCCGGTTTCGACCCAATCCTAATCAGCTTGGTTCGCCGTTCATTGCCAAACCTAATCGCTTATGACATTTGCGGCGTTCAGCCAATGACAGGCCCAACAGGTTTGATTTTCGCAATGCGTACTAAGTATGCATCACAGGGCGGTACAGAAGCATTCTATAACGAAGCTAACACCGGTTTTGCTGGTGCTAACGGCGGTGGTGCTCAGGTTGCATTGTCAACAGGTACACCTCCAACAGAGACATTCACATCAAACGCTGCTGCAATCGCTGCAATGACAACTGGTTCAGCAGAAGCTTTGGGTGATGGCGCTGCAGGCAACACATTCCAAGAAATGGCATTCTCAATCGAGAAAGTTACTGTTACTGCAAAGACTCGTGCTTTGAAGGCAGAATACTCACTTGAATTGGCACAAGACTTGAAAGCAGTTCATGGTTTGGACGCAGAAACAGAATTGGCAAACATCTTGTCAACAGAAATTCTTGCTGAAATCAACCGTGAAGTCGTTCGTACAATCTACGGTACTGCTAAGTTGGGTGCACAAGTTGGTACAACAACTCGTGGTAAGTTTGACCTCGACACAGACTCAAACGGTCGTTGGATGGTTGAGAAAATCAAAGGTTTGGCATTCCAAATCGAACGTGAAGCTAACACCATTGCTAAGACAACTCGTCGTGGTAAGGGTAACATCCTAATCGTATCTTCAGATGTTGCATCTGCATTTGCGATGGCTGGTCTCCTAGACTACAACTCAGCTTTGCAAGGTCAAGTTAACCTAACAGTTGACGATACTGGTAACACATTTGCTGGTACAATGTTTGGTCGCATCAAGGTTTATATCGATCCATATGCACAAACATCTTCAACAAATGAATTTGCAGTTGT